GACCAGGAGGCATTGGTATGGTCAGCGGTGCCGTTGGTGTGCACACGACAGAAATTACCGCTGGTGGTGTAACGGGCCGAACGAAGCCACCACCAGGCCGTGGTGCTTGTCGCAGAATGTCTATAAGCAACCTTACTGTTACCAGACTTGAAGTATTCATATTGAAGCTGACTGTTCTGCTCATACTGGTTAGCATACGTTCTTGCACCCTGTACCTCAAACTCTGCCAACAACGTAAGATAATCAGTGCTTGCTGTGACATTTGCGGCCACGTTAGAGGAGTTTCCGGTATTGTCAGTATACTTTGTCACTGACTTCATAACTGCCCTCAGATCGCTTGGTAGAGCTGCCATGAGGCTGTTTGCGACAGGACTGGTAGGCGTTCTACTGTTGCCAAGGAGCGTCTTATACATCGCAGATCCCTTCCAACCGCCAGAGTTTGTACGACTGGTATTCATATGGAAATATCCAGCGCTCGTCTGCTCATTTCCGAACTGACTGTCAACCAGGCTGACCATCGTACCGTTAATCTTACCGATTGCGAAGTGGATACGCTTATCTCCCTCTTTTGCGCTATTGTGGTTAAAGCCCAAAATAAAAGCATCAATGGACAAATTGGAGAACGTAAAGTTCCCAACTTTACCATTGATGGTGATTCTCTTAGTGTCGCCAACCTTCCAATAGTTAGAGCCTTGGTTTGCGTCAGAAACTGCTTTAATCGTTGCCCAACTGTTGTCATTCAAAGTGGTGCTGACAAACGATGCCGTCACCTTACAGGTTTTATTAGCTGGTGCTTTATAGTTCGTTCCTTCTGCCACGCTAACCGTAATTGTTGCTTCGCCATTTGTATCATTGACACTGCTTACTGTCACAGTAGTTCCGCTCAGAGATACCGTTGCAACGCTCGTATTGCTTGATGTCACTGTAATCTTACCATCTCCCGCACGAGTAATCGCAATCGTTCCACTCTTCTTATCCATGTTGAAAGTCAGAGACGTAGGACTGAGACTCAAAGAGCCAGCCGCCTTGCCAATCGTCCAAGTGACGTTTTTAGCTGTAATTGTACCGTCAGTCCACATATAGTCGTCTTTCGGCGTAACAGTCGCTGTATAACTACCGGCGTCCGTCTTGCTGGTAACACCTCCGAGCGTCATCTTATTTGCATCATAATTGCTCAGAGTAGGAGCCTGCGCATCTCCATTATATGTCAGCGTACCACTCTGCGTAGGAACCGTAAGCGTTAAACGATTTGCAGTCCCTGTTGTGCGATTCGCATTTGCCTTATTGACTGCTCCATCCGTGGACATAGGAAAAAATGTCACAAAATATTCTGTGCCATTAGTCAACCCAGTTGCAGTCAAGGCACTGGTTGCATACTGATTGCGAGTTGTGACCACTTTCCGAAATGCTGCGTCCGCATCGTCTGGATCGGTAGCATAACTTCCAGCTTTGACCACAACAACTGTCTTTTCCCAAGTTGCCAGCGTCACACCATCGCTCACTACGGTTGCCGCAGGGTCTGTCCACTTGATTGCCAGCTTTCCATTACCTGCCGCCTCAGCACTCATCCCAGATACATTGCCAAGAGTAACAGGGTTCGGCGTTACGCTGAAAGCATCCTCCGCACTGTCGGTATAGGAGCCGCCAGTCGTGTATGGGAAGAACTTGTAGAAATACTCAACACCATCTGTCAATCCACTATCGCAGAAATAGCTGCTCTGATAAGCATTTCTGGTCTTACTATCCAAGACCACTGTGCCGTCTCTACGGCTTACGGGAGCACTGCCCGCTTTACGCACAAGCAGCGTGCCGCCCCAGCTCGCCAGGGTAGAGCCAGCGACCACCAGATCATCGGGATCTGTCCACTTGATGTAAACCTTACCCGCAGCTGTCAGTGCCTTAATATCTGTTACTGCGGCCAGCGCAAGACCACCACCGCCGCTACCTCCACTGCCAGAGGGAAAATTTCCAATGATAGGCATAGTTACCTCCTTCTTTCTTTATCCCAAGAGAATGATGACGACGGGAATATCACAATAGGGCATATCGCCGCTTGCCAGAATGGTCAGTGTCCCGTCTCCTTGCTCACCAACCATCAGCCCAGCCATGTATACTGCGTCAAGCTGTTCAAGGGAGAGGTTCTGCCCAATCCCAATAACACCGTTCATTTCCGCCGCAAGCCCTTCAATCTCCAATGTTTGAGAGTACGCACTTCCCGTCCAAGTCCATTTTGACGAAACCAAAGTTGCTTTGACCGCTTGACTTTGAATAGCCTTACCTGCAAGAATCTCGTCAATTTGAATCATGTTAGAATTGACAAGTCCGTTCAGCTTTTCACGCCATTCCTTAAACTTAGCAGTGGAATCCCCTTCAAGATAAAGCCCATAGTTTTTTGTTTTGCTCATTATCCATTCCTCCTCTCGTTAGTCGAGCAGGATAATGGTAATTGGAATGTCATAAGTCGGCTTATCACCGCCATACGCAATCGTAAAAGACCCATCGGCCTGACCACAAACATACAGCTCCGCACCTGCTACCGTCTCACGCTCTGCCGTTGAAATGTCCTGAGAAAGACCAACTACACCATTCTGCGTTGCAGTCAATCCATCAATATTGACAACCTGACGATTGTTCTCCCAGCCGGCGACGGTCAATGTAGTGTCAACCGAACGGCTTACCTTCCCTTCAATCCCAGGCAACTTATCCAGCTTGTCAGACAAAGCGGTAATCTGTTCTGCCTGCTCCTCAATCGCATCTGCCGCAGTTTGAGCAACTTCACCAATTAAGATTTTTTCTCTCAGCCCGAATTGCTTCAGATGCTCCAAATAAGGAACCTTGTATACTTCCACAGGATTCACCTCCATCCATTTAATACAAAAGAGGGACAGCCAAAACTGTCCCTCTCTACATAGCCGCTATTCAAGATCAAGCGCCGGTTTCAGGAGTGGTAGTAGTACCAAAAACCTCATCCAGCATCTCCGTGACCTCTGCATCGGTAGCAATCGCCACGACAGTCACATCAGTGCCATCGACCTTAATTGCGCCTGCGGTATCGCTGGCTTCAACCTTAGAGAAGTCAGTGGGAGCCTTACCACTGTCCGTCAGATTGCCATTCGCATCCAGACCAGCGAAGTTGCCATCAGTAGCACCATCAACCTTGTCAGCCTTGCCACTAATATCAACCACATCAGCCTTTGGCACATACAGACCGTCATCCTTCTTCACCAGAGCATTGTCAGCCTCAGCGGAGATGTTCACATTCACGCTGATCTCGTAGCCACTCACGGTCACAGTGGCGGTGCCGTCACCTGCCTTGGCCTTGTAGGTGTCCACCAGAGCGGCCATATCAAGGAAAGAGTAAGTAATCTCGTTATTCTCACCCTTGACAGCCAGAACCATAACAGGCTTACCATCCAGGTTGGGATCGGTCGCACCAGCATAGGTAGCTGTTGAGAAAGCGAACGCAGGCACGAACTGAGTCTTAGTTTGATCCAAGAACAGCTCGGCGGGGAAATCGAACTCAAACGCAGCAGTGCCAGATTTATCAGTGCTGGTATACAGTTTGACAGTGTTGCCAATCACTTGGCCGGACTTGAAAGCGTTAGCGAGATTAGAAACCTCTGCCTTTGTTGCAAAATCGGTGTTAATCTTGACTGCCAAACTCTTCAGGTCTTGCAATCTTGCCAGCTTGCTCACATCATAAGCCATAATAAATTCCTCCTTGTTTTGTCGTAATTTTGTTCTTCTTATAAGCTAACGGTTATGAACCGAAAACTTCTTTCAACATTTCTGCCATCTCAGCATCGGTAACAACTTTGTTATCGTTCACATCGCCTGTATTACCTCCGCTTCCGCTACTTTCGCCACCAGATTTTCCAAAGACCTCTTCCAGCATCTCAAAGACCTCGGCATCTGTGGCAACACGGGATTCATCAAGAACATCACCACCGGTTTCGCCACCACCTGTACCGCCACCAGAGCCTCCTTGATTCCCGAAAACTTCCTCCAGCATTTCTTTAACCTCTTCATCTGTAACAACCTCGACATCAGTGCCGCTTCCACCCAACTTCACGGGATCGGGTACATCTTCTGCGTTCTTTTCGATTGTGAATGAAAGAACTTTTTGGTCATCAATATGAGGCACATATACTGCGCCATCCGCACCGACAATCTTTCCAAGGTTTCTCACTCGTCCATCGGTCAACACAATGACCAACTCACCATTGTCGTTAATATCCAGAGATGCGATGCCGACACCATCTTTGCCGCCAGAGCCACCAGAACCGCCGCCGCTGTTAAATTTCAGTGCGACCATGAATGGCATATCCATAAACCATCGCCTCCCACTAAAACATATAGTAAATGTTGACACTAACCGCCTCTGGAAAGACCAAAGAGGTAATGTCAATCTGGTTCATCCCCAATTCAAACACTCCGGTAAACAGTGGGATTTCTTTCCCGTTAATTTCAATGACTGTTCCAACCGGAGCAGAAATGCCAAACTTTTTCAGTACCATATCACCAAAATTCAAAATGCTGTTTGGGTTATCTTCAATTTCTTTCTTCTTGAAAATATCCAGCATATTTACTTTAGGTGTAACAACACCGTTGAAACTGCCCAAATGTGCTTGTGACATACTTGACCTCCTTTCCATCCGTCAACTCATGTAAGCTCAACCCAATCAAGCTCACCAAGCGTCATATCGTCAATATCTCCCAACGTCAGATCATCCACTTCACTAAGAAGTCGGTATCGCTTCAGTCCAAAATTCGCATCCGCAACATCAAGCACCATGCCACAGCTCTTTGGATAGAGCACCTTTAATAATGTTCCTGTCGCATTCTCCATAAGGTGGATAACCGCCTCTGCACGTTCAAATTTTTGCGCCGCTGTTCCCTTTACAGCAGCACCGATAGCAAGCCCGTTATACCACCTACCAAGCGAGTGTCGTATCTCAGTGCCAATAACCATTGCCATAAGCTCAAAAGCGGCGCTGGCTTCTATCGTAAGCTGATAACATAGGCTTTGGAGTGTTGCGTCAATCTCTAATGTAGCATCTGCATCAATAAAATCGTGCTGGTTGATTTCCTGAATCTCTGCATTCAAAAGTAATCTGCTATCTGGCCTAATTAGGCTTGTCTTTTTTGTTTCTGTTACCCCTGCATTGAGAAGCATAGCGAGATTTACCTTACCAGCAGATAAAGCAACCTGTGTATCAATATCACCAGCCGCCAGAATCAGCCCATTTTGAAACTCATTCATCACCAGTTCGATTGTCTCAACTGCTGGTGTGTTCAAAATGATAGGATCGCTTTGTAAGTACAGATTGTTATGCACTTCAATTTCTGCCGTTGCACCAAATTCAATTCCAATACTCAGTCGCTCCTTACACAGTTTCATCATCTCGTCAATGTGCGCCGTAAGCACAGAGCCGGTCTGAACCGCTACAAACTTATAGAGCGAATAGGCTTCAAGCGCAGCATCTAAAATCAAACGATCTGTTACAGAGATACCGTCACGATATGGGATGGAGTAGACAAGCAAATCGCATTCGATAACGTGCCTCTTCAGAAAAATATCAAATTCCTTTGGCATTGTGCTACTCCACCTTTCTTATAATCATGTTGGGTTCTGAACAGACAGGTTCAGGTATCCAGTCTTGATTGTCATAATGGTCGTAGCCTCAACAGAACGAGGCGTTGACAGTGCGCCGTATTGAAGCAGATTACCGCCATTCTGGGCATCAAACACAACAAAGTGCGTCACAGTTCCCCAACTCGCAGTGCTTTCATTAAAGTCGATATTGGCTTCATTTGTAACAACGCCAGAAGCAGGCTCACTCAGCATATCCAGCTTAACCCGCGCATACCCAGCGCTCGCCGCAGGCTCAGTAACATTCGTACCGTTAAGATTTGGCGCAGTAGTGCTCAGGCCAATCCAATACTCAGTAGGAATAGCCGGAACTTCCTTTGTTCGATAAATATTACCAGCGGCAAGATTCAAAAAATATGTCGTAGTCATCTTATATCTTCCATCCTTTCTTTAATTTACGTGTCATTTTTTTACTGAATAAAAGCCTGGTTAATATTCTTGATGATATGGATAATCCCTTGATTCGGAATCTCCACCTCACCAGAAATGTCACGGATAGTAATTTGATAAATATACTTACCCGCAGGCAAATTCAGCGTATCTTTGGAGTCCAATGTGACACGAACCACATTGCTTACATCACCATCTCGGTCAGGATCTGAACCGATATCCATTTGCTTTGAAAGAAGAGGTTTACCATTCTTGTTCACAAAATTGATAATAGAAAAGTCCGCTACACAAGCGGACAAATCATTTGGCTTTTTTGTTTTGAAGAAATAGCAATGGAAAATCAGATCCTGTGTTGAGCCGCCAACAAAATCAAAGGCTGGCAGCGTGTATGGATTTGGAATGTGCATAGCACTCCCTCCTTACTCTTTGTTCTCAGCCTGCTCCTCCTCCGCAGCCTCTGCTACCAATGCTTCCTCTGCCTCAATATCCTTTTGAAGTTCCTGCACCAAAAGGCGAAGCTCTTTCAGTGTATCACCCATCAGAATAGCACCATCACCACAAACCTGAATCTGCGTCAGACGATTGTGCGCATTTGCAATATGCTGTGCAATCTCGATTTTAGTCATTGTTATATCCTCCTCAACGGCCCGCAAGCCAATAATTTATACAGCTTGCCAATGTAGTAAAGTACCAACCATATACCGTGTCTCCACGATAAACGGTGTCAATTCCGGTTGAATAATGCAATCCGATATTATATCGAAGTGAATTAAATTTAGTGGCGGTTAAAGTTCTGCTCCCAGAACCCATTAACGTGCCAGCGTATGAAGCAAATCTACTATTCCAGGAAAGCCCTTGTGAATCAAGTATTTCCTTTACTTTATTCACCATGTCATTCCAAACCAGATACGAAAAGTCGCTTACCCTACCTTTACTACTGACGGCAGAGTAAGCGGCTCTTGTCTGTGATGCGGAAGCGTCTCCATTTGATTGTGACCATGACCATGGATCGACTTTTATCTCCGGTGTGTCGGTAGTAAAGTACCTTGTCCCAATCCATGTTGTATCATCCAATTTAACATTACAAGCATAGTCTGTGCCAGGAGTCAAACCACTAAACGATTTGGATAATGACGATGAGGTTGCGGTAAATGTTCGATCTACATAAACTGTGCTTCCAGGGTCAATTCTTACATAGAAGCGAACTTTTTGCCCACTTTTAAGGCCAGATACCCTCATTGTAACTGTTGTGTCCGTGCATGATACGGTAAATGAAGCCATTCAGACCACCACCTTATCCAAATTTTGCATCCAAAGACAATCCTTCAACAGTCGCCTGTGAAAAATCCAAATAACCATGGAAAGAAGTTCGTGGGAAAGCCCAGTAAGCATATGCACCATCTGGACTCCAGAACTCAACCTCCGGCCCGAACCCTGTATCAACATAGGAGATAGAAAGCATTTTGTAAAGCCAGCTACCGAAATAACCATACATACTGTATCCACCAGTCCACCTACTATTTCCAGCAGTATTTTTAGGCTTTACAATAAACTCGTCTGCATAGATCGTTGGGCTGTAAATTTCAGTGCCGTTGATAAATGTTCCGTTGTTGAACTCACCATTTGCAATCCTTCGTGCAAGTCTTTCAGCCTCATAAGCATCACTTGCCGCTTCTGCGGCGTCCCTTGCGGCTGCGGCGGCGGCGTCATATGCGCCATCTATCTCATTCTTTACAGTTTGAGATAAATTGTTCCAAGTAATTGCGCCACTACTCAGCGTCAGATTTCCGGTCATACTAACATTGCCAGCAGAATCCACTTTGAATTTTGGGTTAGACTTATTTGGCACATAGATAGCAGGCCCGATAATCTCCGCACCATTAAGAGCCGTCAAAGCGCCACTAAGTTTTGCAGCGCTTAGTGTACCACTGAAATCGCCGTTCTTAAAATGAACGTCGCCATTCTTCTTAATCCATGCAGGTGCGTTGTTTGGATTAGCGTTACCGGCCCAAATTGCAAATGTAGAATATACATCCGTGCCTCCGTTCAGAGCCACATAATTGGTGCTACTGCCAGAGTGCAGGTATCCATTTTCAATCGTGTATCCACCGATCTTTCCGCTCTTGGCGACCAGCTTACCACGGAAATATGCACTCCCGTCCTTGATATCCAGATAGAAGTTCGCATTCTTAGGCATACCATCACTGTCGTAGGTAATCGCTCCTGTGTTATCCATGAACTCAGGAGTCACCCTTGTGCCATTTGTATCAAACAGCAGTTTTGTTCCGCCAACAATACCATACTTCGGATCAGCGATAATCAACCCGCCTGTCTTTTCATCTTGAAGAACAAACTGAGCATTATAGAGCCATGCTCCGGTTGCGTCCACCTGGAACATCATATAGCCATCATCATTGACATTCTGCAAAATCAGCTTATTGCCAATCATTACATTGCCAGCCAGCATTTCGGCGTTGACACCCCATTGAGTTCCAACAGCCTCGGTAGCAAATAGGCCAATCGCCAGCTTTGCCGTTTTCCAACCATCGTCAGTCATAGCGATCATATTGTCAACCAAACGCATCTGGTAGTTGGACTTTCCTCCGATGTTGATACCAGAGCCGTTAATAAGAACCGTTTGTTCTTCCTTATTAACGATATTTTGGACAGCCGCCACCAGCTGTTGCTGCATGATTTCTTCAACTTCTGTCAGCCTCTCGGCAGAGCGATTATAGGTGTACTTGCTGGCGTTGATGCTTCGACTGGATCTGCTCACGGTATTGGTCAGTTCTTTCACAGAATGTTCACCGTCTTTCAACTGATACCGATTGGAGAACAAAAGGTTGAAGCTGCTGATATCGTCAAAATTCAGTTCCACACCGATGATTTTGGCGATAAGCAATCCGTCGCTTCCCATTTGAAGATGAACCGCTTTACCAAGCTCCAATTTATTTTTGAACGGTTCAAATTTATCGTGGTAGAGAAAGTTTGCACTATCCACACTAAACTCATATACGGGCCATGCGTAATCGTCCAGCACATCCATACCAAAGTCATACAGCTCCATCTCAACAGAGTATTTCTGAAAATCACTGGTGTTTACTGTGAAATAGGTATCGGCGTTCGTCGTCTGGAAAGAAAACCTTGTACCTTTATATTCTGAAACTCCCTGGTCAGAATGAAGTGAAATATCACTGGAAAACTGTGAAAGCCAACCAGAGATTGTAATTAAACCTCTTGAGAAATTGCGCCCATTGTAAGATGTGGTTCCAAGATAGCAGGTCAACACATAGGCGTTCCCGCTGTTTACCTCAAGTGTTCCCCTCACAATCTCCGCTGTAATGCCGGCGTTTGCAAGCGTCAATTTGCCACCAGTAATCATATACATCGTTTTGTTAAAATCGGTCAGTGAAACTCTATACAGCGAAGAGCCACTGACCGCAATGTTGCCAGACACTTTTGAAACTGCGGCAGATGCGGACGTGTCAATATCAGTCGCAACGAAGGTTTCATCTTCCATATCACCTTCAATTAGATACTGGTTAAGAATCTTCCTCTCTGCATCAGTAAAGTAATAGTTATACCCAAGTTCTTTATTCACCGCTGAAATGCTGGTATTGTAGCTCGCAATATCTTTTTCAAGTGTTTTGATCCTTGATTCCTGATTCGCAATTTCATTGTTCTTTGCAGTAATTTGGCTGTTGATTTCGTTCAATTTTGCCTGCTGTGTATTCTTACCTTGTGATGTCTTCTCAAGAGCAATAGCCTGGATCGTTACACTTTGTTGGGCTGTCAAACTGTCAAGTTCACCATTCAATTCTGTTAATTCTGCATCCATAACCAGCTTCTGTGCCGTTAAAGATGAACGAGCGGCAACCAACCCAGAGTAATAAGTCTGCTTCGCCACAATCTGAACCTGCCAACTGCGCACCCTATCCGCAAGAGTAACATTACTATTGCCAACCCTGACATCTAAATCACCATTAGAAAGAAAGAAGTCGAGATTTACAATATAGTCTGTACCAGTGGGATTCACACTCCGAATACTTAGATTGTCCGATCCGTACAGATGCAGCTTTGTTGTGAGGTCGTCGGTGATCTCTTCAATATCAACAGCTTTGACCAGATTTTCATAGCTCAAATAGATTGGAAGCGTGTCTGCCTCCATTGTAGCGTCATACACGCTGATACTCTTTTCATACACATCGAAAACAAACACACAGCTATATTTCTCCATAGCATCGCCATAACAGAAACTCAAGGCATCATTGTCATATTCGTCAAATGTCCGATAGCACCCAATCAAGCGAGGCGATACATACCCAATATGCCAACTTGGATCAAGCTCCACAATACGTCCAAGAACGGTGTCTGCACTATTGACTGGGTTCCAGAAATTATAAGTACCCTCTTCCAAAAACAGCATTTTCCCTTGAAACTGTTGCTCCAAAGAATATCCTCGTACTGTTTTTGTCTCCTGTACTCCGTCTCCTGATTTCTGAGGCGACACGAGAATATAGATTCCAAACTCCTCTGTGTAGATAACCTTATAACTGGTTAATGCACTATAAAGAGGGTTAATCATTCCATTGACATAGTACGGAACTGTAAACTCAATCGTACTTAAATCAGAATAATTGATAGAAAATGTGAGATTGTGGACATATGGGATAACACCCAACTCTTTTCCGGCCAGAGTGCGAAGCCTAAGCTGTGGCTGCTTTTTCTGACCGTTTTTAATTTTTGCGTAGTTCAGATACATCTCCGACCTCCTTTCCCTCGTTATGCTCCGACGTTGTATAGATACCTACCACTGATTGTCACGACTCCTGTGCCGTTAAACACAAGTTCGTTATCGCCAGAAGCCAAATCAAAAAATTCAAAGTTGAAATACTCATACAAGTCGTATCGGTTATCCGCATCTTGAAGTATCTCATTCTCGTTATCCACAAGAATCGTGATGCCGCCTCCAGGAAGGTTTGTGAATTGCATAACAGATCCCGTGGTCTTATTTGTCACTGAAAAACTCTTGCATCCAGCTGCGAGCTTTATACGGAGTTCTGGGCGAAGATGTTCTCGAATGGTGCTGTCATTGTAAAAACGAATACTTGTCGTTCCAGCAAATTCAATTTTCTCTTCAAAAGGATAGCTGTATCCATATGGACAATCACAAATAATCTTTGCCTCAAACGCAAATGGAAGCCATTTGATACTGACTGGCGTTAAAGATTGAATCAAACAATGAAACTGAATATGCTCCATATCAGGTTGATCAATAGACAACCATTGATAGTCCTGGTATCCTGTCAGCCAGTTTGATACCTCTTGGAGTTGGTAGCGATCCATCTCTTCTTCTGCTCCAAAAATCAGAGTAAACTCTAATGGACTGTCATGGTAACGTACTCCATAGTGCAACGGGGTAACTCGCTGTGGAAGCCGTGTCTCTACAATATTAGCCCGATTGCCAAAAGCGTTATCGCTATGCTTTTTGCTACCAAAATCACATACAAACATTCCATACAATGACGCTGGCGTGTCAGCAAAAGTAAACTCATAGGTTCGGTACAATTCACTACACCTCCTCACTTTTGATTTTCATATATAGGAAAAGGCGGGGAGAAAACTCCCCGCCTACAGCTGTGTTAAAGTTTCAGCCCCATCCGTCTGGCGATTTGGTTCATCATATCCCGTGTCACCTTAACGTGTTGTTGTACTGTCTCTGGGCTGGCGTCACCCTGGATAATGGTATCGCCAATACTGATTTGCACTGGCTGGTTGCTTGTGGTCACATTGTTGACCGTATCACCAATATTGGCAAATTCTGGTAAGGATGGCAACATAGCGGTAATAGGCGCATTAGTGAATGTCTCTGCCATGCGACCCATACGCTCAACCATCGTAGTCACAGTGTCCCACATCCGATTTGTAAGTACAGGTTCTCCTTTTTCCAGTGTTGCAAGGATTTCGTTATCCTTGAGCGTACCAACATCACCAGCAATACCACCTTTATGATAGAGGTACTTCTTGTACTTATCATATAGCAACTGATTAGAGCCATCCATATACCATGTACCATTGTCACGGTGCGTATAAACTCCGTACTGCGCCAACATAGCACCAAGCTGCAAATTACGGTTGCTCAATCTTGCCTTTCCAGCCTGATCTGCGGCGTGGTGTGCCTGACTGTTAGCATACATCTCCTTGATGATAGCGTGAATCATCTCTTCATTTGAGGAAGAATTGTCATAATTGGTTTTGCCGACTTGGAGATTTCCGCCAGAGTTTCCACTACTACTACTGCCTTTGGAAGCCTCAACATCCGATCCAATACTATTCAAAGCGGAAACATAACTACCATACCGCTGGGCGGCTGCAAGACAGTTTTCCCATGCCGTTGTAATCTCACTGTTTAGAACATCACCATACTGAGTATTCCAAGCAATCAATTCAGAATACAGCGTATCCCAATGGTTAGAGATATAGTCGATTGCCATATCATAGAGTTTCTGATAGGAAGAAATGCTGTCCTCCAGAATGGCAATTTCCTTATCCTTTTCTGCATGGTAAGCAGTTTCCATATCGTCCAATGCGTCCTGAGCAGCGTCCAGGCTCTTATCAGCTTGATCCTCCGCAAGATCCTCTTGAAGCTCCGCCATTTCCTCCAGCAGTTTCGCCTTTTCAGCCTGTGCCTCACGGCTATCATCCAGGCTAAGAGCATCAATTTCTGCTTGCAGTTTTGCGATTTCTCTGAGTTTCTTTGCCATCGTTTTAGAATAGTCGGCTTCGTCCTTACTGGCCTCCAACGACTCTTTCTTTTTGTCGATGATTTCAGAGTAAGCGTCTTTCATATCTTCCAGCGCATCAATCTGGTCATTGATTCGCTGTTTCAGCATATCCATGACATATTTTAAGATGTCATCAACACCGTCTTTCATAGCGTTGAGTTCATCCGTTACACTGTCAGCCGTTTGCCCAATGCTGTGTACCGCACTATCAGCCAAGGCGCGGATTGCATTGATGTTATCCAAGGCCGCTTGGTACTGATCTTGGTCAAGACCAGCCATAGCCAGGTTCGCATATACAAGACCCCATGTGGCATCTGTAGTTTCCTGTGTAGCGTAAAGCAAATCATTCAGCGTTGCGATATCATCATCACGCTTTGCAATCCGCAGAGCCTCAACATAAGACAGAGAACTTTCAATGGCAAGCTGCTGTGTCTTCGCCGCAATTACATCACGGATACGCTCTTCGTTTATAACCAGCTGACCATTTTCGTCAATGAGATATGTTACATACTTCATGCCGAGGTCAATAATACTCTGAAGAGTATCAATAGTGATAAAACCACTTGCCGCATATTCGTCCGCAGCGTCATGGAGCGTGTCGTAAACATCTTGGATAGAGTCAACCGCATCAGAAGCCTCCGACACAATATCCTCCAGCAACTGCAAAATTTCTTTGTGTGCAGCTTCCGTGCTATACTTCAACTCCCACCAGCTGTCAGAACCTTCACGATTTGCGTCATTCAGGTCTTCCAGTGAATTGATGAGGTCTTCCGTTTCCTCACGCAGTGCATTTGTAGCCTCTTGCAGTGTGTCATATTCACCCTTGCTGTCAGCGGTCAACTCGTTTAGGTGCTCCATATTCTCGATCCAAAGTTCATTGGTGTCGGCGTTATATTGCACTGCAAAACCAAGTTCACGAAGAGCCTTTGCACCAGCACTGATAGTGCTGTCCCGCTGATTATTCAGATTGTGTAAAGCACTCTGTTCTTCGGCATAAGCACCAATAAGCTGGCGTTCCAGCAAAATCTTCTGCTTCAGATCGTCGGTATTGTCGATCCTTTGCTCTGTTTCAGCGCGATACTCTTGTGCTTTACGCAAACGCTCAATAGCTTCACGGTAATCTTCGATAGAAGCAATATATTCCTCAACCTCTTTCGTTGATCCACTGCTACTACCACTACCAGAACTACTACGGAAATCCTTTAGTGGAATGTTTTTCAGAGCTTTCAGCGTAGCAATTTGACCGTCAATCTGAGCAATAGCGTCTTGGTAGTTCGAGATGTCCAGCTCAATCTGTGAGATATAATCCTCTAAACCGGATTCCTTTGCGGTATAGGTGTACTCAGTACCCTCGAAACTCCCTTTCGTCAAATTGAGAGTGATTCCACCAGAGCCTGTGCCACCACCTGATCCACCTTGCATAGCAGAAGAACCAGACACAGAACCGTCTGCAATGCCTGCAATGGCCTTGGCCGTTTCGTGAGCCTGTGTTGCAACAGATGCAAGGTCTGTCTTGACATTGGTAAGGTTGTTATACATCGTCTGCGCCAAATCATAAGCGGCCTGATTAAAGTTGCCGTTTACATCTGTGCAAACCTCCATCGCAACACGGTCAAACTCTTCCGCATTTTGGGCCATAGCCAATGCAGCCAACTTGAAAGCAGTCGCTTCATCAATTCCTGCATCAATCATGGCTTCCGCAACTGCGTTACCAGCATTGATACGATACTCCGCAAGTTCTTTGGCAATTTGTCCCTCGCCCTCGCCAACATTTTTGGCAAGATCAAGCTGCGCCTGAGCCGCCTGCATCTTTGCTTCCAGCACAGCCTTATCCGTTTCCAACTGCGCAATTTCTACGTCGATTTGCGCATCCAGTTCGGCTTTTTTGCCTTGAATAAACGAATTGACAACATTTTCGTTTAGCGCAATTTGACCATTTGAACTCACCGTGGCACTGTTGAGAATTTCAGGATAAACCTTTGCAAACTCCAGAGCCTTGTCCAATGACATGGTAAACCCATTTGCTACGGTAGCTTGCAAATCGGCAAGGGTCTGGAAAGAATCGGATACAGAGTCGATAGTATTTGCTATATTGGAGAAGTTGTTCAACGCTGAGGTATATGCGTCCAAATCGCCAGTGATACTACCATACAGGCTCCCATAAAGAGCGAGTTTTGCTTGATTTTCAGCAATAACTTTATTGTTTTCAGCAATTTCAGCAGTAGCTGTTGCAATCAAGTTTGACCACAATCCACCATCACTACCAAGTTTGCGCTGCTCCTCATAGTTGGCAATATTCTCTTGCAAAACTTTATTCTGCTCTTCAAGAGAATCAATCTCTTTCTGGATCTCATCTATCTCACTCACCATTTTAGCATTTGCGTTTTCTTTCCATGCCTCTGTGTTGAGTTTAACAATACCGTTTTCCTCATAAAGATAGTCCAGATAGTTTTCCTCTGCGTCTGCAAGTGCTTCAATCGTATCTGGAGATAAGCCGTCTCCAGTTGCCATGTCCTCTTGCGCAGATTCCAAGGCGTCATATGACTCCTGCAAGTCTGACAAAACATCGGTAAGAGAACTTAGCTGTGCCTCATAAGTGGATGTGGCATTACCAGCGTTATCCTCAGCCTCCGCCATAGCGTTAAAATGATTTGCGACATCTTCAGCGGTATAACCAGACTCACTCATCCATGAGTTCAGCTCTGGAAACTCATTAGCAAGCGCTGTGACCTTATCAGCAGTCAAACCGGCCTCACTTCCAAGCCCCTCCATCTGATTATAGCAATCGTCAGGAAGTTCTGTCAGCTTTTCTTGGAAATACTGTGCCGCATAAATTGTCTTATTGATTAGGTCAAGGAGCCGATTCCATTCATCAGTATTTGTGTCCTCACCAACATATTGAGAAAGGTAATCTTCATCAAGATCATCAGCAAGCCCTACAAGTTCAGCTTGTGTGCTTTCCAGCAAATCTTTTTGTGCTTCAGAAAGTGAGACACCAGACTCTTGCAATGCGTTTAGATTATTATAGGTGTCTACCAGCTCTTCAACATGGGTTGCATAATCAACACTCTCATTGAGCCATGTCCCATTTTCATCATCCCAACCACTTTGAAGCATCGTTGTAATGCTTGCAAATCGGTTATACAACTCACCAGCCTTTTCAAGTTCCTCATCAGAAACCCATTCTACTTCATCTTGTGTAAATTGGTCAGACCATTTACGGTATTTTTGATACAATGGATTATCTTGAATAGCAGATTGTTCTGCAAGAAGCACATCTTGTCGGTTAGAGGTAAAATTCGTTTTGTTATAACTACTTACATAACCTTTATTTGCTTCCTTCGCATCCATCTCCGCAATTTCCTTCTTGCGGGCAATGGTAGTTTCCAGTTCAGCATTTGTGCGCTCTAACCGCTCCAACTCTTCTTGCTCAATAAGAGTAATTGTGCCGTTATCACTCAAACGGTAAAGCTCTTCAAGCCGCTTTTTGTTTGTTTCCAGTTCAGAGTTCAGATCCTCAACCTCTGCGGTCGCCTCATCATAGGACTTCTTGTATTCCTCAGCAGTTGAGTACGCCTCTTCCGCTGTCACAACAAGCCAATCATACAATTTTGAAATGCCTGTAATAGCGAGTGGCAAGACGCCGACAAGCAAAGAAATCCATCCCATAGGTGTTGCCATCATAGCGGCACCAGCGGCCTTTGCGCTTGCTCCCAAAGTTAAAAAGCCTTTTGCACCAGCTGCATTAGCGGCTGTTTGAGCATTAGTTGTAACAATCTCTTTCAGTTGTTCAGCTCTCAACACACCGTTTGCCATCGCCGCTTTCAGAACTTCTTCTGTGACCATAGTAGTTGATGCAATATTCAGATTATTTGCAATGGTGCCAGCTTGCATACCGAGAGCCTGTTCAAGCTGTGCAACATTGTACTGCCTTGCAATCGCAATGGCTGTCATCATGGTACTGATCTGCTCTTTTTGCTCGGCATTCAAGCCAAGCATACTCATAGCCAACTTCTGCTGAATCGGATCAAGGCTACTCAAAGCTGCCGCATACCGTAAGGCACTCGCTGTCGTGTTGTCATAACTAACCCCAGACAAGGTTTGCAGAACCGGAGCGACCGTTGTATTGACAGATTTCAATGTATTTGAAAAGCGAATTAAACCAGCAACTGCAACAACAAGGCCAACTGTACCAAACAGACCAAGCTGCCCAGTAAGCGCACCAATCACTTCAGAAATTGCGGTCAGGCCATCAACAACCGCTTTCAAGTCATCAGTCTGGAACAGGTTTTGAGCTACACCAACCCACGTTTCTTTCAATGCGTTCAGCTTATATTCCAGTGAATTTGTGATCTTCTCCATCTCACGATCAGCACTACCGGCGCTCTTTTCCATCTTATCAATAGCACTTCTTGCTTGATCAAAGTTAGAGAGAATGGCAGAGCCAATCTGCGCCTGCCGTTTGCCGAAGAGTGCTTCCAGCAACTTAGCACGGTTTTTATCGGTAAGTTCGTCCCAAATATCTGCGATATCAGCCAAAATATCATAAGTAGAACGATAAGTGTCTGGATCTCCTACTTCAAAGAGGCTGATACCGCCTGGATTACTTGCAGTCTTGGTTAAGTCAGCAATTTCACCAGTCAGTATAGCCACATCTTCAGAAAACTCTTCTGTCTCCTCGTCGTACCCACGAATCCGCATTGATAGGGTTTTCAGTCCATTACCGACACTGGCGGCATCTCTTGTGATTTCGATAGCCGCAGTAGCTAAGGCAACAGTTTCCTCAAATGTGTTGTTGGCAGACGCCATAGCGGATGAACTTCTTGTCAAAGCCTCGACGACATCACCATTAGAAACAGCAAATTTGTTACCGACATCATTGACCTTCGAGATAATGCCATCCATGGAATCTTCCACTTCGATATCAAACGCCTTGATAATACTTACCAAGCCATCTGTCGCCTGGGTAATATCCATGTCAGGAGAAATCGCTTCAAAAATTGCAGAGTTCTCAGCTAATTTTGCGGCATCTTGCATTGCAAATCCAAGCCGCGCCCACTCCGCAGTTTGAGAAATAATCTCCTCTGTTGTCACTCCAAGTCTTTTTGCGGTTTCATTAGATGTCAAATAAAACTTTTGATACTCCGCTTCAGTGGCAATCGTTACCTTTCGCAAATCAACCATTGCAGTATCAAGGTCAACAATCGTACTGATTGCAGACCTTAAAAGACGAAATGCCCTGAACAACAATGTAGTAGCAGACACCCACTGCAAAACCTTACCAACATTGTTTTTCAAGACATCGCCCAAAGACTGCATATTTTTACCAGCGGCTTTGACCTCTGACTTAAACGTACTGAATTGCGCTGTCCACTTGGTCAGATCCATCTGGTTATTGACTTGTTTTAAGCTCTCTTGGAGATACCGAAATTGTGCGTTAAGACCAGGATCGTGTTTTAATGCACTCCATGTTCGGCCAACAGTCTCAAGATCAGCCTTGGCCTTTTCAAGATTTTGAGTGAATTTGAAATTGCCTAAGTCTCCATTTTGCACACGCAAAAGTTGAGACATTTCCTTGCTACATGAGCCAATCAGCACTTTCAAACGCTCATAGGTTTGAACCTTTTCTTGTGCGCCCATATCCGAGCTATATTGCGCCGCTGTTTCTCGAAGCAGCCGCATATTCTCTACTAAAGAGGCTGTCGGATTTGTCAGACGTGTGAATTTAGTTTCCAGATCAGCAATCGTAGCCGGCACTTGGCGCATGGCGACATCATATTGTTTTGCCTTATCCGCAAGTTCCATATGAGAGTACGCCAGCTGTGTATTATTCAACAGCCGACTCTGCTCCAAAGCTGTGGCCTGTTTCGCATACTGCACAATATCAGCATATGGAGCAAGCTGTCCTTCAAGGGATACTCGCTGATTTTCCAGAACCGCCAGTTCATTACGCAAAGCAGCAATTTTATTTGTGTCAGTTTGCGGATTCATACCAGTAATAGATGATTGCACAGAAGTGATTTTCTTCTCAACCGCAATAATCTGTTGATAAATACTGTTTACTCCACGAAGCCGCTCTTGAAAAACAGAGACATCGTTATTCAGCTGGTCAAAACTATTAAGGAACGATACCAACTGATCTTTGTTTGTTACATTACTAAGATCGGTTTTCAGCGTGTTAATCTTTTTACGGAAATCCTCTGTCAGTGTACCAGCGGCTTCCAACCGCTTTTCCAATGCTTCAATACCAGACAGCTGATCTTTCTTAATCGTTCCTATATCCTTCGTCCGCAGCTTTGTTGCCACATACTCAGCGTTTTGGTACTCCTTAACAAGCCTTTGCAAATCGGAAATCTGAGATTCAAGTGATGCACGTTGAACCTTATCCAGCTGCCCATTTTTACTGATTAACTCAGAAATTTTATCATTCAGCACCTGATACGCACTGTTCAGCCGCTGTAAATGGGCGTCATCATGCACTGGCTTCGCAGAGGTGTCGCCAGCATAAGAAGCCTGGATATCTGCGAGAATGGACTTTTGACGTTGCAAATATGCCACTCTTGATTCGTTATCAGCCTTAGCTTTTGCCGCCAGCCGATCCGCTTCTTGCCGCTGTTGTTTCAAATTCGCTGTTACATTGGTCAAATGGGTGTTGATTTCTCCAGTCTCCGTATCATACGTTTGGAGATAGGTTACAGCTCGTTGCATTTGGTCTGTACCCTGAATGGTCAAACTCAGCATTCGCTCCTCTTCACCATTAACCGCTTCCCAGCGACCGGAAATGCGATCAATCTGAACACCCATCTTATCCAACTGCTCTGTCATTGCGCGAGAAACATCGGGACTGACCTTCAGATTATTAAGCTCTTGCTGAATCTTACTAACAGAGCTTTTGTCAAGATTTAGCGTGACACCAATTCCCTGTGTCTTTGTAACCTGGGAAATCTGACGGCTGACCTTTTGAGCCTCATACTGAATATTAGAGCTGTCAAGAGACACACCGATTTTAATGCTACTCTTTGAGTTAATTAGCTTTGCGATATTAGGAAGCTGCGCAGAAATTCGTTGTGCGGAAGCCTGCTCATCCGCTTCCAATTCGGTTGTTAATACAATCTTCAGATCCTCGTCCATCTTTTCTCACCACCCTTTATTTTTGAAGTTATCTAAACTTGACACCTTGCCTTTGTAAGCCGGCTCTCAAAGCAGTAATGTGTGCTCCGCTTTCTTTCAAGTGTTGAATCGTCTTAGCAGTAAAAGGGCGCAGCCCCATAAAGGCTGCACCACGTTTTGGAAAGTCATATTGATAAAATTTATACCCGTCACCATATTCCACAAGTTCAGGTAGGTTCTTTCCCGTTGTAACAAGGGACTCGCTTACACATCCACCAGGGTTAGGATCAGTTAGGTTGACAACAACCATAATCCCGCCTTTGGCGCTCCCCCCAGCAATCTCAATATTGTATGGATCACCAAGCCCACCATACTCACCACGTCTACGATACATACGAGGGGTATAGACTTTATAAACGACTTCATAAATAGTAGCGGCTTCTTCGTCCTGCACTTCTTTGAAAACCTCATTGCTCATGGCATTATCAACTCTCTGCATCAAATTCTTATTTGCTACTGCCAGAGCTTCACGAATGGTCATTCCCATGCCGCCACCTCCTTAAAGTCAATTTTTCTTGCTTTCGTGCAACTGGAGCAGTCCTTTCAAAATTCCGCCCTCGTCCAAACCTTTCGTCACTTCGGACAACTGCCCAGCAAATTCCATCAGATTGCTTGCATCAACGCTCTCTACCTTGGCATTCAGTGTTTCAATCAAACCACGCAGAGAACTGTCCAAAGTGCCAGCGCTAATAATACAGCTCTTCTTCCAGTCAATCGCCAAATTGCACAAATGCACAAGTTCACCCATCATAGCTTGATACTCGCCGTTTTCCAGGCTGTCAAGATCCATTGCTACATACAGGGCGTTCATAGCCTCAATATCCATCAAACTGCCGCCGTCCTCACTCTGCTCGTTTTTGAGAGTCATAATAGGGACGTTGGTACACATTTGAAGAATAGTGGCCCGTAGCATAGGCGTCACATATTCTGGACGGAAATTACCCGCCACATCAAAACAGCCAGATAGCAGCCGATTGATAAATGTAGTCTTTTCAGCCACCGTCAGTGAAGTTTTGATTTCAACATCAAAGGATCTATCTCCAACCGGAAACGATACATTTGTGATATTAGCGGCTTTCCGCTCCTTCAAAAAGGTCTTAATGGTGTTCACAGCGATTTTCTTCATTATCGTGTTCCTCCAAATTCATTTCATTTTCATAGCGAACCCATAAGTTAGGTCATCTGCGTGCTGGCTAATCCAACCGCGATAGTTTTTCTCTAAGTGGCAAACAGCGGTACGCTCATCACCGTCAAACCACTCCATATATGGAACAAACCCAGATCTCTCTGGGTTTGAAAGCAAGTCATTCTGTCCGTCGTGACCAATCACAATAATTTTGCAACTATCGTGAACTCTGGTCAGCACTTTCTTTAACTCGTCAAAATAGAAATTCTGCGCTTCATCAATGATTACGACCTTGTTCTCAAAATTTGTACCGCGAAGAAATGTGTGCGTCAGACACTCGATATAGGCACTTTGGTATTTCTCGTTGACCGCACCATCATGGAACGTGGTGTTGCGATTTACTCCAATTTTTGTTAATGCCTCATAAAACGGCTCAAAATACGGTTCAGACTTCTCTTCGATAGTCCCTTTCAAATATCCCTGCTTTTGCTCCTGAGTAGGAGAGGCAATATAAACAATGCCATTACTTCTACCATACTCATAAAGAAGATTTGCTGTAGCTGTAGCAATCAAGGTCTTACCCGTTCCAGCTTTTGCGTTACAGAATACAATCAGCTTATCCTTATTCCAGATTGCGTCTCGAAACGCCTGTTGCTGTTCGTCCAGTTGCAAGCCATAAAACGGATGCTTAGAGAGGGTTGTTGGAACATCATAAATATCTGTACCTGTATTCTTCCGTGCCATATTTTTCACTCCTTAAAGAATAGTATCAATATCGGTTACAATCTCATCGGCAATGCCAAGCTGAATCATTTCCTCGCTAAACATAAACCAATCCCTTCTGTAGTTCCGATCATACACTTCCTCCGTAATTCGAGTGCTGGACAGAATATACTCTTTCATCCGTTTTTCCAACTCTTTTGTAAATTCAAGATTGTCCAGCATTTTGCCGATGCTACCGATTGTGCCAGAAGATCCGTCGTGAATCAAACAACTGGTATGCGGAAAGATAAACCGTTTATGACCAGCCATAAGTAATAGGCCACCAGCGCTATACACCCGCCCCATTCCAATGGTATAAACAGGAGTCTTTGAGAGTTTAATCATGTCGATGATATGAAGTACCGTATCCGCGCTACCGCCATCAGAATTGATAAAGATTTTAATGGGACTGCGCTTTTCGATAGCGACACCCTTATCCTCTTCATTCCATTTCCTAATGTAGAGTGCAATATCAATAGTGGTATCATCAATCAGATCATTCCAAAGAATTTCCCGCTTTTTCAACCGTCGATAAAATTCAAGCAACGATGGGTCTGGCAGCAAATCATCCATCAGAGCCTGAACATCTTGAAATTCATCCTCAAACTCGCATTTGACGCCATTCTTCATATTTGTACTCATATCTTTTCTCCTTTTGAAATAGTCAGCTTATTCACAACGAAATGACCAATGCAAATCGCATCAGATAAATTATCGTTCTCAGTTTCAATTCCAAAGTTATCTTTTACAAATTGCATAGAAAGAACCTTAGAAGATGTCTTTTCACCTTTGTCAATCTCAGTTACTTTCGACTTGATTTCTTTGGTAGTTCTCCCTCTTGCTTTGCAGAAATTTTGCCATTGCGTTGGTGCTACAAGACCATAAAGGTATTCGTTTTTCTCACACAAATTAACGAGTACGCCTTGCAACTGCGCCAATTTCTTAAACGATTGAACATTTTTTCTTAGCTGAATGTCCTCGAAGAAAACAGCACTGATGTTATGCGTGTATATTACTTCACCTATCAACGCTTCAATGTGCAAAATTGCCTGTTCAAATGTATAGTTTTTATTATCATAACTCCATGTACCATAATCGAGCAGAGCCTTTTTCTCATAATCAAAAACGGCCCAAGCACCGTGTCTGGCCTGGTCAACGGCCAGGATATTCACCGCTGTCACCTCCAAAAGCGAAAAAAGGAGGGCATCAGCCCTCCTTTTTCTTTTTAGCCCTCTTCTTCAGCCATCTTCTTTACCATCTTCATCATTATCTGGAAGTTGGATCTCCGTCAACTCTCCAGAACTCGGTTTCTTCTTAGAAACCAACTTTTTTGCCCGACTTTTGCCGGCTACTGAAGCGTTGATTTCATCAAGAAGTTTCTGAACGCTTGGGATATAACCACTTGTTTCCCGAATATCTATCCCACGCTTGCATAGCGCATCATACGCCTTTCGAGCATCATGGTTACTCTGATACTCCATCAGCACGCCAAGGATATAGTAATGATCTGCCGTGTCGGTGAGAGCACGCCAGCTATGAACCTTTTCACAGGAATAGCAATACTCGTACTCTGCACCGCACACCTTACACAGACGCTTCATTGCTTACACGCCCACGCCAACTGCCTTGCCGACGAGAATATAGCAAAGCTCTTCCTCCTCGGAGCAGTAATCCTTCATGGCAGAAATGCTGAATGGGTGAGTCCCCTCGGTGGTCAAATTCAGGCTGAAGTTGTTGTCCAGCTTACCCTTGGAAATAACAATGGTGATTGCCGCAGTAATACCACACACATCCTCTGCCAGAATCTTGGCAATATACTTAGCGTTCTTATTGAAAGTCTCAGAACTGTCAGTTACACGCACAGCCTCATCAGTCTCATACTGGTACAGAACACCAACGCGGGTGCCAGCGTAAGAAGCAGGCAGAGTAATGACATTGCCGGTAATCTGAGCATTTCCATCTTCGGTGCCCACCTCAATGGGATCACCCAAAGACTTATCTTTATTGATAGCGTAAACAACAGTAGGCGTCACCAGTGGAGTATAAGCCATGGTAGCTTTCTTGTCGGTGCCATCGTCCACAATGGTAATAACCTCGAAATCCTCACCTTTGATTTTCTTATCTGCGGTTGCGACCTGCACCTCAGTACCCAACTGAGATGCCATCAGGCCAAGCTCCAGCTTGGAACTCTCACCGGACAGAGTAAAGCCCTTTGCGGTATCAAAGCGGGAAATCAGGATACCACGCTCGTCAGTCTTATCCACAGACTCACCAGTAAACTCGGCCTGCGGGCTTTCAATGTTACGAAGCACCCAGTTCACCATACCAGATTCCAGATCAACCTCTGTCAGACGGAGGAATCTGTTAATGACAGCGCTCTTGATATCAAAAGTTTCAGCCATAATAAACCATCCTTTCCTTGTTGCCATTGAACGTCACTCAGACATCCAATCAAGCTCTTTCTTATTTATCTTTTTCGCATCAACACAACCACTATAAATTCCAAGCATTGTGAAATAATAATGATCTCGCTTCTGCATACGTGTCAAACCGTCCATAAAAACACCTATCGGCGCATCCCAAACGGTATCCCAGCGAAATTGAGATCCAGGCATATTAGTCAAAGAAGAAACCAGCGGTTTCAGCATAGATACAAACGGCTTATTTGCAGCGTCTTCCCGATCATCACGGTCAGCCTCAATCATAATATCTCTGGTATAATCGTCATACGGTTTTACCACATTCTTTTTGAACATATGGATGTGCCGTAAATAGTCGGTTAGCAGTTTATAAACCGCTCGATCAATAACAGTGCCATCTTTGTTCACAAGCACAAAATCATTGAGGTCTTTTGAAATCATAGGCTGGAATGACGCTATATCCAAATCGCCAAACAGTATCTTCGTGTCGCGTTGTTGGATTGCCTTGAATGTAGACACAAAAAGTTCGTATTCGTCTACTGTATCCCAATAAACACCCATAGCGTCCCAAATTTCCACCTTACGATCAGCAGGTGTTGCGCAAATCGTCTGTGCAAGTCCAAAATACTGCTGCTCTCCATATTTGTGAATTTCTCGTAAAGTTGGGTTTCTAACCTCGATTTTCGGCGTGATCTTATACACATCACCAGTCAGCGCAACCAGATCGTCAATCATAACAATTCTGCACTCCTATTTCTTTCGTGAGTGATATATGGGATTTGCCAGCCAGAAAACCCATCATTAAATTGAACCTCATCAGCCGTACTCAATGCAATTCCACCCAGCCCAAACAAAGGCTCTTCCCCGTTATTCAAAATACGATCCACCTCATCTGCCAACAGGTCAGCTCTCGAACCTTGTAGCAAGTCAATTTGATGTTCGTTACAGATGATATAGACAGTAATTGCTGTCTCCTTCACCACATTCGAGTCGGTATATACCACACGACTTCTCATCGTGATAAAGTTTTTATCTACCTGTTGTGTGCCAGGGACGTAAAAATGGGTTTTGATAAGTGATGCCGCAGGGCTTTTGCTTCCCGTTTTTATATTTTCAAAATCAACCACGTTGTTTCCTGTATTACAAAGCAAATTTACTACTGATTGACTTTGTAACAGCTTTTTCCTCAAAAGACTCTTTTGCCGAATGATTGCATCAAAATGCGGCATACGTATCACCTCCCCTACCAGTTCACGATTTGAATTTTGATTGTAGCCTCACTGTTTAATTCATCACTAATAGCTCGAATCTCTACCTGTTGTCCAATATTCAAAATATTGTCAGAAGCTATAAGCGTAATTGTACCAGCAGCATCATCTCTCAATGTAACAGCTCCATCCAAAAGGTTGCACTCCAGTCGGTACGAAAACAAAGTAATTGCATTCCCATCAGCATCAATGCACGATACTCTGATTTGCTTCTGCTCTCCGGCAGCAATCGTATAATCACCGTCTAAGTCAGTCAAGGTGATCGTTCCATTTGAACCACTTTCGTTTTCTGTTCCACCAGATTCCTTACAATAATAGCCGGCGATCATTTCCTCTCGACTATCAGTTGCTTCATCAAACTTATCTTCCAACACAGCCCATTGAATCAGCCCATCGTTATAGTGCTCTGCTCCAACTGCATAAGAAACAGAATCAACCCTTGTAATCTTATATACAGTCGGCTGAACCCTGTTTTTATCCATAATAAAACGAAAACCATCGTCCAACAAAATTGTCTCTTCATTATATGGAAGATAAATTAAATGCTGGTCTTCACCAACATCTACATTTGTCTTTTCTGAAACGCCTGTGCCATACTGCGTGCTGTTCGTGCTGTATACAGGATATTCCACAATTTCACCTGTCAACGGGGACAACAGTCGAATCGTGTGTTTGCACTTCCACATTACGGCTTTCTCATAAATGCGGTTATTGTCTGGAAGCGCACTTACCATCCAAAGTGCATTATCATACTTCACATACTGCCCGCATTTCAAAATGCCAATATTGCAAAGAATTTGTCTCACAACCGTGCTGTTATAAACGTCGCTTGTCTTTTGCTGAACGATAGCTCTAACTGACTGTGGAATAGATACTATGGTTTTGTCGTAAATCAGAACATTACACCCAATGAAAGAATCAAGAACTTCTTGAAACCCATCTTGTCCATACGCCCAAAACTCATCATCCTCAAAGCCACTATTAAATAAGGGGCGTGTCATTCGATACCAGTTTCTGGATTCTTCTGACATACAATCACCTCTCATCCATATGCTGGGTCTTTTTGACGGTGAAGCAACCTCTCTACAAGAGCAATCTGATCATCAAGCTCTTGCTTTGTTACACGCTTCGTTGCATCTTGCCCTGTCACTTGAACATCTTTTGCATAAATACCATTTATCGCCATAACTCTGCTAAGTTCCCTTTGCAGATATGACACATAAATCATTTGTGCAAGAGTACGCACAACACTCCCGTCAAGTTTCTTTGAGAATTTTTCTTTTTTCTCGTTATATTCCAAGTCACAACCGATATTCAGCTCGTAATCAGCTACTGCTGTAGAAAACCATTCTCGCTCTAACCCCTTCTGTATTTCAAACTTGGTTAAAGGCATGGAATGGAACTTTTTCACAACTTCTTCATATGTTGTTGCCTTATTCTTCGCCATAGCCCACACCTTCTCCTTTCTTAGAATCAAACGGTAGAGGTATCAGCCAACTCACGCAAAGCGTCAACTTTCCAAGCCTCAGCCTCATCAGAGCCAGCTTGTTTTGCAAGTTCAACCAGCATCTTCTTTTCTGCGTCAGTTTTTACCATCGCTTGAAGCTGCTCATTGAATTTTGCCTTTGTACGAATCGCCAGCAACGCCTTAACAGCCTCCAAATTGAGCAAAGTAGGATCTTCCGTCTCTACGCTCTCCAGTCCAAAAAGCTGTTTGCGTTGTTCATCATTCACAATCTGGATACGTGCATGGTTCCCCATACCATCCGTACCAGTGAACATCTTGTTTCCAGTTTGAATTTGTGCCAAAACCTCCTCAAAAGACAGCAATGGATAGTTTTTTGCATTAGCTGGAATCTCAATATCACCCTGTCCAGCTTTGCGCCAGAATGAAAGAGGCCATGAACACAAATTGTTTACCAGAACATTGTTATTCGCCGTCATAACAATTCTCCTTGTCATTGAAAATTCGGGAGGGGTATTACCCCTCCCGTTTTGATTTAATTCGCCACTTAAATGGCAGGAACCTCAAAATTGGTGTCGGAAATCAGACCAATCTGATCCTCCATACCCTCAGCAATACCAGCACCAAGCTCCATATCGAAGCGGGTCAGATGCTGACGGGTCACAATGTCATCGCCAGTCATTGTGGTCATACCGCCACGCAGGAAGACCTGCAATGGAGACACAGCGCCACGAGGCAGGAAGAACAGCAGACCCTGTGGCATATACATAGCATAATCGGTTCCATCAGTATTCAGTTTAGTCCAGTTGATTGCGTTTGGAAGCTCAGTCACAATAGCGCCATTATACATATTCACAAGGCCAGTTTTACGGATCTCCTCAGCGACCACAGTGTTTGCATAGCGAACTTCGTCAGCCGCCAGCAGCTTAAAGCCAGCAAAATCGTTGAACTGGGACACTACACTGTAATCGCCAGCAATATTGACCTTACCGTACCGGCGCATAGTCTTCAACATATTGTCAACGCCTGTCTTGGTAATACCACTGGACTCTGCAAAATGCTTGACACCCTTTGCGTTCTTCAAGCCATTATACAGAACGGTCATCACATAGTAAACGGCCTTGTTCTGCATATCAGTCTGCACCTGGTTCATACCCTCGGCAATATTACCGTCAAAGTTACCGCTTTGAAGTTCACGATAATCAACAGCAAAACCAGAAGAAATAGTCTGGGTGCCGATAGGATACTCACGCCATTTGTAGGCCGCAAACGGCACATCGGCACTGGAAGCCTGGAACCGAGAATCAATGCTCTCATAGTTGTAGGTCTTCATCATTGGAGCCTCGTGATATCCGATCCGACGATAAGTACCCATAAAGTCAAACAGGCGAACGGCCTCCAAAAGTTTTGGCTCGATTGCAAAGCGGATAATGGTATTGATCTCGCTCTGTGCGGCATGGTCGCCAGCCAAAGCCTTAGAAGACAGCTCTTTCAGAGTTGCCACGGACTTGTCCAAAACCTTGGCATCCACATTGGGTTTCTTACCCGCTGCGAGAGCAGAAAACACCTCGACAACGGGAGAGTTCTGCTTGACACGTCCAGTATCAATGTCGGCCTGAGCATTGGACATATTGATTTCGTAAATCGTGCTCATTATATTCTCCCTCCTTCATTACTGCACACGGATAACGGCCAGCAGGCCAAGACCCATATATGCAGTCTTCTCAATAACCTCAAAGTACACCTTGTAACCAGTTGCATCAGCGGTCTTAGTGATTAGACCATCAGTGCCAAACACCAGCTTGTCACCAGCGGCCAGACCATCATAGTCGCCGTCCTTGATCTCGTACTTCGCAAACTCAATCTCCAGATTTGCAACACTGGTCAGATCGTCAGCACGGACATACTCGCCCTTCAAAACATCCAGTGTTTCACTGAAATTGTGCATCTCAGGCTTATCGTTGATATTGGTAACGATGCGGTGGCAAGCCTTAGCCTCTGCATCATCAGCGGGCAAGCTGGCTGTCTTTGCGACACGATCCAGAATGACACCCATACCGACCTTCAGATCGGTGGTCGCCTTGCAGTATCCAACATTCTGAACACCCTTGGCGAAAGCTCCAATCGTCTTGTATTTCATTGTTACATACCTTCCTTTCTTAGAATACGTTTACTTCGCCATCATCATTTTCCTGTTTTGGACTATCTGTGATAGCGAAAACGTCAATCTCATTTGTGGCGTTCGTCTCAGAGATGTGGTTCTCACGAGACACACGCACCATTTCGGTACAGATTTTTCCGACAATCGTGTTAATCTCTACACTTCCAGGATTGGCATTGAATGCGTCAATCTCTTCCTTGGCGATCGCACGCTGCTCCTCAGTATAGGGAGCCAGGGCAGCATTCAACTCGGCAATGGCACTCTCATTTTCCAGAGCGGCAATTTTACTGTTGGCTTCGGCCAGACCAGCCTCAGCAGCTTCTTTGGCAGCATTAGCTTCTGTCAGACCAGCCTCAGCAGCTGCCTGAGCCGCATTTGCCTTTTCAAAATCAGCTCTCAGCTGGGCGATCTCAGCTTCCTTGCCCTTGATGTCCGCCTGGAGCTGGGCGATTTCAGCATCCTTCGCCTCAACCTTTGCCCAATATTCATCCCATTTGGAATTGGACTCAGAAACAGCGCCAGAGACGACCGCCATCAATTCGTTCTTCAGCTTCTCATCCATTTCGATTTCCTCCTTTTTTTGCTTTTTATTATTTAACTCCATCACGATAGCGGCCTCATCAGCCGGTTTGATACTCAAAATCGCATAACCGCTATAATCATAGATTTGCGGCACGCGTCCTTGATCTTTCCAACCGCCGGAGTAAATAATGTGTCTGTCATGCTCGGCCTTTCCCACAATTTCCACAGATCCTTTAATTGTAGACTCTTCCATGTGTTCTCTCAGCCAAGCCACAAATTTTGGATAGCGCATTTCGTCCAAAGTACCTTCAGCAACTAATACACGCTTCGTCACTCCGTCGATTTCCACACTATCTACATATGCCTTATCAAAATGCCCAACCATTGTTGCGTCTTCAAACAATGGAAGATTATCCCGTGTCCGAACCTCAGTCATTCCATGCCCATACGGAATATCCCGATCTCCAGTTAAAAATTCAGCAACGATAGACATTCCGATTACTGAATGAAGATTCTCTTCCACATATGGTTCCAACCACGAGATCCCGTTCTCTTGCCATTGACTATCATCGGTGAAAATCTCGTGCAAGATCACTTTGATTGGACGCCTACCTGCAATGTTACATTTGCTGGAAACTTCATATCTTGGGGTAAAAACTCTCTCACCGTACATTTTCTTTCACCTCCTACGTATCTGAAGGAGACGGACTTGCGTTACCGTTATTGGCATTTGTTGACTCTGTGGCAGGGTTTACAGAAAGATCTCCTGTACTCTTGTCAACATCACCATCTGGAGCATCTTTGCCCGTAACAGTGAACGAGGTCTTATGCACTGGATAACGATTTTCAAAATCCTCTTCCAACTCATAATCCATCAAGGAAAGATAATCGTCGGCGTTGATTCCAGTTGAAGCAATCCAAGCAAGCAAACTACCCTTACCACGCGCATAGAGGTCTGAGAAAAATTTGACCTGTTTTTCCCTATTGACAAACGTAATGGGGAGAACACGAAACTCAATTCGATAACTGCCATCCCGAATTACGTTATAGTTCAAACACTTATTCAATTCCTCAACAATCGCCTCAATCCATGTAAACACATTGTTCGCAACAATCTCCATGTTTAATGTCGCTGTAGCATAGTTGCCAGTAGAACTTCCACTCAAAGCAGCAGAAGATATTCCCAGATCTTCGTTTACATCTTCCTTGATAGCGTTCTCGTTTTCCTCATCAAGCAAAGAAATATCAACTGGTAAGCTATCCATTTTTGTACCAGCGGCCAAAGAGAAAAATGCAATACCAGCAGAATTGGTGCGTTGAGTCAAAGCCTGTTTTACAGTATTATGCTGATTTTCCTGCTGTTTCTGAGACAACGCAGATGTCCCCTTGTCCTTGCCCTCTGGGAACGTCTCATAGTAAATTTGGTTGTTTACCTTATCAAGCACACGGCGTTTCGTATTGACAAAATACTTCGCATAATCAATATCATCCAAAGCGGCCACGGCAAAAGGGACGCCATATGGATCGTTTTGACCACTTTTAATTTTTGTTACTATGGTTTTTTTCCAGTCCAAACGTAACCATGTTGCTCCACTTTCAAAAGCACCATTGTGATACTTCACCCAACCATCTTGAATTTGGCGTGGAAACCCACTCAATTTGCGTTTGCGTTCATTCTCTGTCATACCATCAAAATACCGTAGGTCAAATGCTACCTCGTAGCAGTTGTTCCTACGGCCAATAATCCTCACATATTCGATTGGAAGAGAAATGACAACTGTGTTAATACCGGCTGAGTTAATATCGGTAATCCCTTGAATATCCAAATCAGTCAATGCTATGCGACGGTCAACAGGAACAGTTCTTGTCTCCATGTAGCCAACGTACATACCTTCGTTAGCATTATGAAAAATAGCGTCTCGGATTACCTCTTTGTATCGCATAGACCGAAGAACACTATTCATACGATCAGAACTGGTACGATACCCCTTACGCTGCACACCTGATTTCTTTGGCCTTGCAGTTACAATATAGTCCAGTGAGTGAAGACTTGTCAGAGTGTCGATTGCTGTTCCAACTGTACCATTGGAGTAATATGCCCAACGTGCCCAACGGCGTAGCTCAGTAATATATCGCATCGGCTCTTGTGCCATTCTAACTACTTGTTCTGTAGAATATGGCGCTTGCCCCTTGCTGGTTTGCGAAACAATATTCATATATACACCAAGCTGAGTATTGAACTCATGCAAAACCGCGTCCATCGCTGGTGCAACTGCGTTCTGCTCTGATACCATTTGCTGTGATTCACTTGATTGGATAATTCGATTCCACCATGCACGGATTTTTGATTCACCTGCCATAAGCCCTCACCTCCTTAGTTGAACAATGTTACATATTCATATTCTGAACTATCCGAAAACAGATCCTGCTCCAAAAGTTCAATAAAATAGTTGCCATAAGAGACAGACGTATATCGGTCTTTACGTGCTCCAGACTTTTCTTCAATCTTAATAAGCCCCGTTTGATTTTGCACAGTATACTCCAAACTAATCATCTCATTGATTAGAGCAACAGTCTCCAAAAATGGACGTTCGTAGAAAAGCTGTGTCTCCACATCTGCGGTCGCATAATCTGGCACAAACCGTTGCAGTTCCTCAACGCCCTCTTGGTTTGGCACCATCAACTCAATCATTTTGCTGTTCAGAGTATTCTTCATGCACACCGCAATCCTGCTGTTGGTTTCCAACTGTGCTTTGATTGAAAAAACAACCTCTTTTTGCCCAGCAATTACAATACGAGACTTCAAATTGTCATCATTCATACACGTCCACGGCTCATATTCAACATTGCGCTCAACATCATAGAGCACCTTCGCCAATGCGTCATAAATAGCAATACCTGCGTTCCGTGTATCCAGAACACAGTAATCAGCATCGAAGTCTGTGAAAAGCTGTTTAATCCGAATTGCCTGCTTGGTTGTCTCAAACTCTGTCTGAGGCTCCATATACAGCACTTGCCGGCGATAACCTTGCTTCACCTCAACATGATCACCATTGACATCAGAAGTTTTGTATTCCATACTCTCAGGAAGTGCGCGGATACAGCAAAAAATTGAGTTATCATTGCTATCTCCACCCTCTGTCGCAATATCGCAGGCAACAATACGAATTTCTCCTTGCTGTCTTGGAATTGCGAATGGGTTCTTTACTCTCGTAAGAACGTCCTCATTTTTCCTCGGATAAAATGGTCGTTTCAAGCAACGGTTCTTGTTAAGCATTTCATATGTGAAATAAGCATGGGCGTTTTCTGCAATCATTTGGTTTTCATACTCGATTGCCCAGGCAACACTGTCGAGCTTATTCCGCTCTTTAATAAGGAACGCTCTCGGCTTGATTGCGTGTTTCAAAGAAATGCTGTAATCCATTCCGATAATGATAGCAGAATCTTTTTCCAGCATATCCTTAACTATAATCTTCATCAAATCCCACATCCAATGGTTTTTGTACCATGCGGAACTAATGTAGACCTCTTTCGGTTCCTCAATCAAAGAGCCATACTCTTCATATTTCAGAATACATGGCACTTGCCGAACATATAGGAACGGAGAAAGAACCGTATCAATGATATTCTTCAAAATCATACGAAACTCTTCGTAAATCATAACAGTAGCACGATGTCCACGAGCGTTATCATTAGCCGGCACAACGATAATAGAACTGCCGTTGCGGAAAAACACCTCAATTTCGTTTTGATTATCCCTAATACGTTCAATTTCTTCCTGCAACAAAGGAGAACGAGGCAAAATCTCTTTCTGAATTTTTTCAGAAACAATCAATTTTGCCTGACCTTTTGTTGCTGAAGCCACAACGATTCTTGCACCAGGCCGCAGAATTGCTTCCTTACAAGCGTATATTGCGATGATAAAGGACTTGGCGGCGCTTCGTGCTGCAACAAGGCAAATACTCGGATAAATGTCCATTAGGAACAAGATAATGTGTTGATAGAGATGGAGCGTGATTCCAAAATAATACTGAACAAATCGGCTTGGATTTCTCCTCCAAAATGTTATCCAATCCATCAGTTTTTGGACTCTCTGTGGATCTCCCAAATAATTGGACGAAGAAAAATGTTCATGCAAATGACGTTGCCGCTCATCCATTACCTTTTCATACTTCATACTCACTCCTCCGATCCAGAAAGGTTAAACTCCTTATCCATTTCTTTAGAGCCAGTCAGAAGATTGTTCAAAGGCCGTGTCATAAATCTGGTAATATATTCTCTCAAATGGTCGTAATCGGCATAGAGCTTCTGATCCTTGTAAAAATCGGCCGGACAATGCTCTTCAATATCACGAATCATCACGCCCAAAGGACTCAGCTGCATTTCCGATTCCGCCTTTTTCTTTCTATCCTCAATTTCTGTTGTAGCAGCCTCAATAAACGCTTTATAAGAATTGGCAAGAGCACCAACGCCAGCTGCTCCGTTCCTAACGCTATTTTGCAGATTTAGCTTCAAATAACAAATAGAAACATAAAGTTCATCTTGCCGTTTATCCACAGGGGCACCACAGCGCTCTACCCAACTGTCATACTCGCCTTGCAATGTATCATAATCACTATCTGAAAAACCAAGCCCAAATCTGCGAATTACATCAAGATTTACACTGGTATCATCAGTATCAGATGCTTCATTTGGCATCTCGGCCTCCGCTTCAAATCGCCGCACAAGTGTGTCTGAATAGGTAGAATCCTCACTACTCTGGCGAATATTTAACTTTGAAAAATATCCGCTCATACGATTTCTATTTGCGCTAATCTTTCGTGCAGCTGCCCAAGCCGTTTCATTTACGCAAAGATCAATAATTTGACAGACACGTTCCATAGCAGCATCCTCATCCTTATCGAAAAATGCTACATTCTCATCAAACATCTCAGCTACACATTTTTTGCAGTACACCACATAGCCATTATTCCCTTTGAACAGTGGAGATTTAGACACATTGAAATTTCCATCCTGCTTCGGATATTTATGACCACAACGAGGACAACGATACATTTCATCGCTCACAACACGCGGCTCTGCTTCACTTGGCTTTGCTTCTTTATTAACTTTTTGTGCAACCGATTTCTTCAGTTGTTTCTTTGCCGCCATGCTGCGACCTCCTTTCAAATATGACAAAACCTCAGCGGCTTAAAATCGCTGAGGTTTCAGTCGTTATAATATTTCATGGTGCGCCAGAAAGGACTCGAACCTTCGACCTACCGCTTAAAAGGCGGTTATTCTACCAGCTGAATTACTGGCGCATATGTATATGAGACACTACCTGATTTGACGGTCAGGGTTTGATTTTGGAGTCAAACAAATTGCTGTACGTGTCTCAAATTTGCCCTTCCTCGTATGTACTCCGGGCCAGAGCTGTACGTTCTATCGGGACTACGAAGATGTTCCGTGGCGGCGGAAGTAGGACTCGAACCCACAAGCCGCTCATCACGGCCAACAGTTTTCAAGACTGCTCCCCGCACCTACTGGGGTCAATTCCGCCATATGGTAAGGGAGGTGGGAGTCGAACCCACTCAGCGCATAAACGCAACGGTTTTACAGACCGCCCCGACTCTCCGACTTCGGCGCTCCCCTATATGTATGTTGTAAAAGTGACTCCACTCCCAGCCTCACCACACGCCTTTACGCTGTGCCATATTACCACCACAACTCAGCTTCATATGCAAAGCTGTAGTCCTTTCAGCCTTTCTATTGAGGAGCAGGGGGATTTGTGTTTCCCGTCAAAGTCTACCAAGGATTTCGATGTAACAAGCACACCATACTTGCGGCTATGGCCCAGACAGATTTCAGCCTACCTTTGGTGCTACAACGGCACCTAACCGCTATTTCTTTTACGCCCAGTCACTCCATCGCTGGAGGCCACCTTGGATTCCGTGCGCCACTCACACACGTGATATGTTATCTCAATCGGGCGATTGGAGCTGACACAGAGACTTGAACTCTGAACATATTGCTTACGAGGCAACCGCTCTACCATTAGAGCTATGTCAGCATTTGGCAGGGGCTGAAAGACTTGAACTCTCACCAACAGTTTTGGAGACTGTTATGCTACCATTACACCAAACCCCTATATGGCGACCTCGGCGGGTTTTGATCCCGCTACCTCCAGCGTGACAGGCTGGCGCTCTCCCGATTGAGCTACGAGGCCATATGGTGATGCCGGAGAGGGTTGAACTCTCA